AATCAATATCAGCAGTGTCAAATGGATCAATCACAGGCACTGACTCTGGATCAAATGCCTCAGCTATTTTATCGCCAAAAGCATCTGCAAAAGTCATATCAAAAGCAGCTATCTCGTTACCTATAGCCTCATCAAATTCTTTTACAAATTCTTTAGCCTCTGCCTGTAGATCCCATTCTATTTGTAAGTTTGCCAGCTCTATTTTTCTAAGATCCTCTAAAGATGTACCCAGATCCTGTGTTTCGCTAGTTGTATTTTTTATGCTTTTTTCCAGGCCACTGATAGACATATCATATCTTTTGATTGCCGACTCAGTAGCAGCTATTTCCTCAGCTAGCCTTTTATATTCTTTAGATTCTATTCCTAAAGCGCTAGCAATTAATCCTTGCTCCTTATCCTGTTCAACCTTTAAAAGCTCTAATTTGGTTTTTAAAAGTTTTTGTTCTGCTCGATGTAGATTTAAAGCTGATGAAACAGATCCATCCTGGGCAGCGCTAGCCGCTTTTATGGCTTTCTCGTTTTCCTTTAACTCAGCGTTTAAATCCTTTATAGTACTTAATAGTCCCTGGTGTTTACCCACCGCTATTAAAGCTGTAGCTAATGCGCCTAGAGCCAACAGAATACCTCCTGTAGCTAAATTTAAGGCCGCAAATGCAGTCGATAGAGTTCCAATAGCATATACTAAAGGCGGAATGGCCGCTGCAATACCACCCACAATAACTACTAATTTTTTAGATGCTGGCGATAAATTTTTAAAAGTCTTTAAAATATTGTTTGCTCCTTTTACTAATTCCGTAAAGGCTGGCAATATTACAGCACCAAAACTAGCGCCTAGCTCTTTCATGGACTCCTGGAATATCCGCATCTGGTTAGCAGCTCCATCAGATGTCCTAGCAAAATCACCATGAGCGTTGGCGGTTTTAGCCATAACAAATTGATACCTCAGCTGTACTTTCTCAGCTTGAGTCATCTCTTTTATGGTTTTCTTTATGCCTTGCTGCATAGCAAACTGCTCTAAATTGACTTGAGTCATTACAACTCCTAATCTTTTTAGAGATTCAGTTTCTCCAGTAAATACGCCATTGAGTGCAGTAGTAACCTCCTCAATGTTCATGTTTTTAAATGAGGCGAGATCACCAGCAAGTCCAACAAGTGAGGTAGATAGTTCAGCAGCGGAATCTACAGACAATCCCATAGAGGTTGACATATCACCAAATAGGGCCGCCATATCTAAAGCAGTTCCCTGGGCGATTCCAAACTGATCTAATGTAGTTTGTGCAAATTCTTTAACCTCTCCAGAGGCGGATCCAAACGCTACATTAACTTTATTTAATGACTCCTCAAAATCGGATGCCATTTTAATTGCAGCGCCTCCAGCGATTCCTAGAGGTAATGTGAGCCTGGTAGTAAGCGATTTACCTATTCCAGTTACTTTTGATCCAAAAGATTCTAATTTCCCAGATGCCTTATTTAAAGCTGTAGTGAGCTTACTAGCATCCCCTATAATACTTACTTTGAGTTTTTGATCTTGCATAGTACAAAAATACTAAAAAAAAGGGTGTTATAATTTCACGCCAGCAGCAATAGCTTTGGCTTTAAAATTCTCATAATCCTCTTTAGTTCCTTTAGGTTTTTGCGCCTTGTTAAACTTGTCCTGTGGTAGTGGAAATAGTTTCTCTGGTTTGATCATTTGATTGCGCTTTCTACAGTTTACATTATGCAGCATAGTGGCCACATATCTTATGCGCTCCCATTCCAGGTTTTGTTTTATCATATAGGATTCGCCCAGGAGCTGGTTTTCTCTCCAGGTGTAATTCCAAAACTTGTCTGGATCAATGCCGACTTGCCCTATATAATAGTCCTCTAAGTCATCCCAGGTTAGGGAGTCGGCTGCTGCTTTCCCTGGGTATTAGCAACCTTTTTAGCCTGGCGATCAATTCCCATATTTAAGTCATTACCTAAAATACGAGATTCCATCATGGCGCCTATCATTTTCTCTAGTTCCTCCTGGCCTAGATCCTCAAGCCATGCGCCTACTTTAAATTGATTGTAGTCTATATCATTACCCTCCTCCTGGTCATGCGCTAGCATAGCGCTATAAACTAAAGCTCGAATAGCTGAAATAGAAACGCCACCAGCAAATAGTTCTCCTATTTTGTCTAGTGGCACATTCATTATCTCTGTAAAATTCGCCCAGAAATTCATGCTAAAATGTAGCGTAACATTACGCCCACCTAGCTTAGTGGTATAATACCCTCTCCTCTTGTTTGCCATTATGTGTTACTTTATATTAAGAGTTGGTTGACTTAGTGATAGATCCAGTCAAAGTTATAGAACCGCTGTAGCTTACTGGTGACTCCATCTCAGCACTCATTTCTACGCTTGAAAGGAAACCCTCAGCAGTATAAATAGCATCTCCAGTAGTTGTAGTACCAAAAACGCAAGTGATTTGAGTTCTAGCCAATAAGTAGTCAGCTAATTCTATAGCATTTGCGGAATCACTATAGTCCACTAATCCATCGAATGAGATCTCTCCAGACATTACTCCAGCAATTACCTCTTGAAATCCGCTACTATCTTTAGTAGTGGCCTCTGGCAAATCATTGTTGAGTGTTAATGTACAGCTAGTTGAATGTCCTAGAGCTGTATCCTCTATCTTTAAAATTAGGTTAGTTCCGTTAAATACTGCCATTGTCTTTAAATTTTATACAAATATAGTTATTATTTTATTTATGTTTTTAGGTAGAGAATTGAATTGTACCATTTGCTCCAGCTGTGAATGTAGTAATATTATATCCAGATACCGATGATGAATCAGTAGTAAATGATAATACAGTTGGTGATGTTGTTTCACTTATTGTATAAGCATCTGGATAACGTAAAATAACTACTCCAGATGCACCATTACCACCATTTGCAAAAGCAGTAGTATATCCACTACCACCTCCTCCACCTCCAGTGTTAGGGGTAGCATTACTCGGAGTAGATGTGTTACCAGTTCCATTTGCTCCACCACCAGCGCCACCAGTACCGGGAGTATAACTACTTTGGCATCCACCTCCACCACCTCCAGCATAATATGTAGCTGTTCCAGTTATAGATATTTGATCACCAATACCACCATTTCCGCCAGTTGTTGATGTTCCATTTGCTCCAGCACCACCAGCACCACCACCTCCACCACCGCCATAAGCATTTGCGCTTGCACCGGTATTACCACCAGCATATCCTTGTCCAGATGTTCCAGATGCACCATAATGTTGAGTGCCTGATGAACAACCACCCCCTCCAGAGCCGCCAATCGCACCATCTCCATAAGAATGATTACCTCCACCACCACCGCCATCAGATGTTATAGTAGCAAAAGTTGAGCCTGTGCCATTAGTTGCTGACCCATTTAAACTTGTACCACCACCGCCACCAGGACCTACACTCACTGTATAATCTGTTGCAGTAGCTAATGATAAAGATGATTCAGCAGATGCTCCACCTCCAGATGAATCTACTGTAGATCTCAAACCTCCAGCTCCACCTCCACCACCTAATCTACCTCCACCGCCACCACCAGCAACTACTAAATAATCAACTGTTAAATCTGGTGTAGCAGCAGCAGCAGCTCCTCCAGCCTCAGTAGTAACTAACCAGCCTTTAGTAGCGCCAGAATATAATAGCCTAGCGGTTTGGTTATTGGTAGAAAGCACTAAATCATCAGTAGCGCCTCTAAGGTTTAGAGATCCAGGATCTATCGTAATGTTATTTGTACCAGCGTTTGAGGCGTAATCTACTATGATAATCTCATCCCCAGCACTTGGAGCATCTGGTAGAGTTACAGTTACAGCCGCTGATGAGGTATCTACTAAATATCCCTCACCACTTACAGCATCAAAAGTAGCTGTTTGAGCAGTTGTAATCCACTTAATTAACCCTCCAGAATCTAAATAGTCATATGTTGCCTTTGTAAACGCCATTGTAATATTTTAAAAATTATTATTCAGTTACCAAATCCCAGCTAGTAGTATCCTCATTCCAGGTGTACATTTGCCCATCATCTGGATACTCTACAGGAGCCTCCCATAAACAGCTAGACTCATTTAAAACCCAGCTATCAAATGGTTTTGGCGGAATAAAAGCATCTCGGCTATGATCATAGGTATAACCTATCCCAGCATAGTTTTTTCTAAATGCTTTTGATTGGTCCGCACTAGGCTCATTTGTTACAGGATCGTAATGTACTCCGCCTCTTGTATTATAAGAGGTACGTTTACATAATTGTCCAAACATATGCTGATAAACCAATTCTATGTTAGTATCGGTTTCATCCTCATTTTTGCCTGTGCAAACTTTAGTAACTATGTTTTGATAGTTTAGTAATGCGTAGTGTGCCATCTTTGTTATTATTAATTATTAATTTTTATTATGTCGAAAATTCTATAGTTCCATCTCCAGCTGTGAATGTAGTTACTTTGTCACTGCCAACTGTAGCTGTAGTGAATGATAATACATTCCCTCCAGAGGTTGTTTCACTTATAGTATATGTATTTGGATAGCGTAATATTACAACTCCAGAGCCTCCATTTCCACCAGAGCCTCCAGCACCTCCACCGCCGCCGCCGCCGCCGAGATTATCAGTGCCATTAAACCCACTAGAGTTAGTCGTTCTTACAGAGCCATTACCACCTCCGCCAGCTCCTCCAGATGATTGTGTAGTGTTATTAGAATCGGACCAGTTACCACCTCCACCACCTCCAGCGTATGTTAAAGATGAACCAGTTATAGAAACAGCTAAACCATCTCCACCATTTGGAATTGTACTATAATTATTACCATCATTACCAGCTTGAGAGGCACCACCTCCTCCACCTCCCCAGTAATTATATGGTGAGCTAGTTGTATTATCACCATCTCCACCATCATAACCCTGTACTGGTGAACTTGTAGCTGTACCGCCTACAAATGTAGTTCCTAAAATATCACCACCTCCACCACCACCAGAGCCGCCAGATGCACCATCCGCATTTGAACCACCATAACCACCTCCAACAGATGTTATAGTAGAAAATACAGAATCAGTACCATTTGTTCCAGAACTACCATAAGCACCTCCGCTACCACCAGGACCTACTGTTACAATATAATCAGTAGAGGGTGCAATATTTAATGATGTTTCAGCACTTGCACCGCCTCCAGATGAATCTACTGTAGATCTCAATCCTCCAGCGCCACCGCCACCACCTCCATTACCGCCGTTTGGTAAGTTACCGCCACCGCCACCGCCACCGCCAGCTACTATTAAATAATCTACTGAAAAAGTTGGCGGGTTATCAATTAAAGCTGTAGCAGTTTCATTAGCGGCTGATTTTACAAGCCATCCCTTTGTAGCGCCAGAATAAAATAACACTACAGATCCTTTATTATAATCTATTTTTACATCATTAGTAGAATCCTCAATATCATCAGAGCTGGTTATAGTAATGTTATTAGTTGCAGCATTAGCACCATAATCTACTAGCGTTACCTCATCACCTACGCTGGGTGAACTAGGCAGCGTTACAGTTATGGCGCTACTAGAGGTATCAACTAAATATCCAGAGCCAGCAGTAGCTGCGAAATTAGCTGTTTTAGCTGTGCTATCCCAAGTTATTCCACCTCCTAGCGTTGCATCTATTAAACCCTCTTTTACTTTCGTTTGTGCCATAGTTACGTTTTATTAGCTAAATTGTATAGTTCCGTTTTCTCCAGCTGTGAATACTGTTACATTATAACTACCACTACCCTCTGTATATGTATTGAAAGTTAGTACATTGCCTCCAGAGGTTGTTTCAGATATTGAATAACCACTTGGATAACGTAATATAACTACTCCAGAGCCTCCATTACCTCCTGGATATTTAGTATCACCAGTTGATCCTCTTTCAGATCCAGCACCTCCCCCTCCAGTATTTGGTGCGCCATTTTCACCTTGCCCATACGAGCTTGGCTGACTGCCTCCACCACCAAGTCCTCCAATTCCTCTTGTGTTTGGCGATGCACCAACATAATTTGCACCAGCTCCACCTCCAGCATAATAAACGTTAGATCCAGAAACCTCTCCAACTGATTCGGTTGTAGCATTTGATGCGCTTAAAATGCCTACAACTAATCCATCACCTCCATCAGTTGAGCCAGCGCTTGCATCACCACCTGCTTGAGCAGCTCCACCACCACCACCAGAGTATGGAGCGCTAGAGTGACCTGCGCCTCCATCATAACCTTGTCCAGATGTTCCAGATCCACCATTATCTATAGTGGTACTATGCGATCCACCACCTCCAGAACCTCCATCACTACCCTGTTGAATTGATGCCGTTGTAGAGTAAGCTCCAGCGCCCCCACCACCATCTGATCGAATAATATCTACACTTGCATCTGTTTGTATATAAGAATCATTTCCGTTTGATCCCACAGATCCCTCTCCATTTGATCCAGCTGTAACTCCACCAGCGCCTCCTGTTCCTACACTAATTTTATAATTTGTGCTTGTTTCTAATGTTAAAGATGTTTCAGCTGATGCGCCTCCACCGCTAGTGGATCCATAAGAGGTACGCAATCCTCCAGCACCCCCTCCTGGTCCAACATAAGTACCAGCACCGCCTCCACCTCCAGCAACTACTAAATAATCAACAGTAATAGGTATAAATGTATTAAAAGCCGTAGCAGTTTCATTAGCGGCATTATAAGCTATCCATCCTTGAGTAGCATCTACATAAACCATAGATACTCCACCTCTTTCGTAATTTATAGTAGCATCAACAGATGAGCCATTAATATTATCACTCGATGTTATTGTGATATTGTTAGTGTCAGCAGTACCAGCGTAATCAACTATAGTAACCTCATCACCAGCGCTAGGTGAGCTAGGTAATGTTACAGTAATTGCAGCACTTGTAGTATTTACAAAATAACCAGCGCCAGCGGTTGCTCCAAAGTTTCCTGTTTGTACTGTAGAATCCCAGGCAATACCTCCGCCACCAGCAGAGATAGAACTTGTACCAAAAACCATTACCTCTATGGTATATCCATTCTGAGGCGGTATGCTAAATGTTATTGAGGATCCGCTAGTAGTGTATGTAGATTTTTCCTGGTAAACTCCCTGGATGAATACAAACGTATATTTCTCATCAGTTATTGTATAACCTAAATCAAAAGTTTGTGTAGTGCCATCGCCTGTTTTTTGTACTGCATCTAAAGAGGTAGCTGCCTCTGAAATAAAGTGGACCAATTCTATCGCTGTGGAGTTGGTGGGTGGTGTAACAAACGTTAGAGTCGATCCACTTATTGAATAATTTGCAGCATCTTTAACCTGGTAAACACCATTTAAATAAACCTGGACAGCATCATTATCACCTGGCGTACTATCTAATGCAAAACCTTGAGTTGATCCATCCCCAGTGTACTGAGTAGTTACTACATTAACAGATCCACCACCACCTCCAGAGGCTGTAGATGCTATTGTAATTGTATCTGTAGAGGCATCAGTAGTTAAAGTGATATTAGATCCAGCAGCAAGCGTTAAAGTGTCTGTAGCGCCATCAGCGACTACATCGCTTTGACCACTTACAGAAATAGTTTTAAATGCCTCAGTAACTGATCCTGTAGCAGTTGATGTTATTGTAACTGTATCTGATCCAGCATCTGTGGTAAGTGTAATACCAGTACCAGCAGCTAAATTTAAAGTATCAGTATTAGAATCCGCATTGACTGAGGTTTGCCCACTTACTGCAATAGTAGAGAAAGCGTTTTGATTTACCTCAGCTCCAGCTGCAATTCCATCTAATTTTGTTTTTAAAGTAGTGGTGAAATTCTCATCTGTTTGAGAATCTACAGAAAAATCTATTTTTCCGTTTGTATCATCATAACTGACTGTTATCCCAGTTTCGCTATTTGAGGAAACCATAGCACCTACAATATCCTCAACTTGTTCAGCAGTTAAAACTGTATCAGTATCTGTAACAGTATTTGTAAAAGTAATTTTATCGCCAGTTCTAGAAATAGATAAACCAGTTCCAGCCTCTAGGACTATTGTGTCAGTTGTAGAATCTGTACCAGTTAAAACTATTTTTTCCTCATCTGTGTTATCGCCATCAGCAGCTGCTATGGTGTATGTAGTATCATTATCAGTAAGCGCATCAAATTGATCCTGG